AGTAGTCTAGTGCCTATAATTAGATCAAAAGATGAACTAATAGAGCAAAGCACTAGTCGACTTAATAAAACAAATTTAAAAAAGAAAAATCCAGAGTCTTTAACAGGAGTTATACCTAAGACAGAAAGCTTTAGTGCATGGTTAAAAAGACAACCTTTTGATATCCAGACTAAATTACTTGGTACTATGGAGAAGGCAAATTTATTTAGAGAGGGTAAGCTGAAATATGAACAGTTTATAACCCCAATAGGTAAAGCGCTTTCTATACAAGCTTTAAGAAACAGGGCTGCAAATGCTACATCTGTTTTTGCCCCTAAGCAAAAGATTAGAGAAATTGATGTTAACATATCTTCGTCTCGTCCTAGCTCTTTAATAAAAAGTGTTGATAATAAAAATTCTGTTCGTCAAATGTTTATTCTTGACTCAGATGATTTTTCTAAAACAATGTCTTTAACGGATTATAAAGGTACAACCTTAGTTGGGAAAACTGCTTCTAGGCGCAGAGTCGGTAACGAATTTGATGAAAGAAATTTTAGTGCGGATCCTCTAACCGGAGAAATAAAAAATAATAATATTTATGATCCAGACTTTAATCTATATCAAGAACGTATAGATTTCATGAGAGGATCAAAATTACTTTCAAACGATGAAAAAGACTTTATTGAGTCTATAGCTGCTGGCTTAGATGATAAAATTTCTGTAAATCAACAAACAGTAGTTATAGAAAACCTAAGAGTAGTATTAGAGCGATACGCTAAAAACAAAGAACCTTGGAATGATCTTGCTGCTGTCTTAAGGGCAGAAAACAGATTTGCCGTTCAAAACGTCTCTCGTTTATTAGATACAAGATCTCGTGAGAAATCTAAAATGTTTGTTAGTTATCTTTCAAAAGATATTCCTCAAGTTCAAATAATGGGAAAGTATTACCAGTTAGATAATCTAATTGATAATCAACTCAAGGATCAGAGGTATATTGATAATTGGCGAAGTAAAGAAGGCAAGGCTCTTGCGAAGAAAATATATTTTTCTGGGAGAGCGCCATCAAGGGTTTACTTCAGAAATTACTTTAAGAAATACCCTAATAGAGAAAAACTAATAAATAATTTTAAAGAACAAATCACATTCAAAAAGGCTTATGATAACTTTAAAAATAAGTTTGACAGAGAGCCTTCTGATAATTGGATTACTAATATTGTTTCTAAGGGTCGTAAAGACATTAGGCGTATTCTTGATTTAGAATTTTTAAATCTTAAACAAAAGCCTACATCTAAAATAATGGATGATACTGCGCTTAATGTTTTAACAAAGGCAGTTAAACTAGTAGCCTCTGGTCAGTCTACTGACTATGATAGTCTAGCGATTAATATCGGAAAAATGTTATCTAAAGATTTTGAAAATATCATACCTTTTACTAAGCATACTTTGAAAGAACACCACACAGAGGGTTCAAAAATCCTAGATTTGCTTGTTAAACAAAACTTAATTAAAGTTCAGTTTAGAGGTAAAACCCGCAGAGGTATACTTGATCTTGATACAGGCAGATCTTCCGGGGGGTGGGGTGATACCATTTCTAGAGAAGTTTCTGTTATAGACAAGGGGTTGCTTAGACTACAAGAAGCAGAACGAAGAGTAACAATTGCTCGTAGACTAGGTACTACCTCTGCTAGAGACCGCCTTTATGTAAAAGCTGGTAAGAAAACTTTTGTAGATGCAAGGGGTAATGAAACTGGAATACCTTTAATTTCTCGTGACAAGTTTGCTGATTATGACGCAAAACAGATTGACAGAGAAATGGCCCAAATGTTAAATCATGTTATGGATGTTGAGTATGGAGTTGATAACGAGTTCTTTGGGTTCATGGATGATATTGTTAGGTTTAGAGACCCAAGGGGAAACTCTAAGTACTATGACAGTATTAATGAGTTTCGTCATGAAATTTTGAACCGTGGAGAGCAAGGTTACGGTCTAATGGCTACAGCTAAATACCATGCACAACGTTGTAAGAACTTCAGAACACAGGCATTTATAGATTCTCGTGGTCGTGTCTATCATAGAGGTTACTTAACACCTACAGGTGGTGAGCTAGTTAGACCTTTTCTTAATTCAGGAAAAGCAATTAATATGTCTGACGGTGCTTTGGATGAGTTAAAAATCCAAATAGGTTCGATGATTGGTCCCGGCACAGAGGCGCTTACACAAAACGGTCGAAGGGCTATTTTTAATCGTAATAGAGAAAAGCTTGTGGAGCTGGGTGATATTATGATGTCTAGCACACAGCGTGATAGACGTATGCGAGAGTTCCTTGAACATCCTTTAATTAGGGGTTTAGAGGGTCCAGAAGTTCCAAAACTTGCTCGGATGGCCTTAGAATACACTAGAATAGAAAGGCATCTTAATAGTGGAAAATCATTAACAAGTTTTAAAACAAAGTTAATGATTGAAAACGAT